AGTTGAACATGCGTGCGATACGAACCAGCTCTAGTGCTTACTCGGTTGGCGGCACGTAGCACATTTCGGCTGGGGTAAAGCCATGATTCACCACCCACCACAATTAGACCTAACCACAATTAGTTCTGGTAAGTGGCAGTTGCATGGTGGCGAGACGTTTGGCCGCGTACTCGCACCACTGCTCTTCGCGCTCGATGCCGACAGCCGAGCACCCGAGTTCTCGCGCCGCGACCAGTGTGGTGCCACTACCCATAAATGGATCGAGCGCGGACTGCGCGCCAGTGCTAGACAGGGCACGTCGCGGCAGGCTGAGTGGGAATGGTGCCGGGTGGCTGTTCTTGGTTTCCATGCCGAGCCGCCAGACGTTGCCAAACCCTGACGCCGAGTGATCCACCAGTTTGAAGTCGGGTTTCACGAACAGGAAGATCCACTCGTAGACCGAACAATAGAACCGCACGTTTACGTCGATGCCAGTGCCACGGTCCCAGGTGATGATCTGGCGCAGCGGTAATCCGAAGTCGAGACCGAGTGGCAGACGCAGATTGCCATGTTCGACGCGCGGGCGGTGGTTATAGAAGATCGCGCCACGATCGCTCAGCCGGTTCCAACAGAGGCTGAGCACCCGTCGTTGCCAGGCGTCGTACTCGCCTTGCCCCATTGCGTCGTCGTGCTGGCCGTAGCCCTCGCGGAACCGCCCGGCCTTATTGCCTGCGCCTGGGCGGTACATGCCTCGCCCGTTGCCGCCAGGGATTAATCCCATGTTGTAGGGCGGACTGGTGACGATCGCATCGACCTGCGCGGCCAGCCTGGGCAAGACTTCCTCGCAATCGCCGTGATAGATCGTGATGCCATCTTGCTCGTAGAAAGGTTTCACCTTTTCGTAGCCTTGCGATATGCCTTGTCGCGCTGATCATAGGCTTCCTGCCAACTGAGCCACTCGCCGGTGCAGGCGCGTCTGTGGCTCGCCTTGGCGAGATGACCGACCACAACTCGGCCGCAAGTGCAGGTAAAGGATGGCTGGCTACTTCGTCTCATCATTTAGTACGAGTCACCGGTGGGCCGATTTTTGACAGAAGCCGATTTAACAATTTGTCAGATCGAACTGCCATTAGATCTGGTTAGTCTCTCCACTTGATGCCGCACGCGCAGCAGTGCTCGTCGTGGGGCAACTCGAGTCGGCAGTGATGCACGGTCTCGGGCAAGGGCCACATCCGCGTGCGGTACTGGGCCAAACAGGTGATGAGCGTAGCCCACGGCTCTGACTGCGGATACGATGCGGGGTGCATAGCGACCAACCTCCCGGTGTCGTTGTGCCCGGTCGGCGACGACGGGGCCTTATCGTCGCCGACCTCATAGCCCTAGTCCTCACGCTCCACCCAGGCTAACCACTTCTCGGCGAACAGGGTGACGTGGTCCGATTTGACATCTTCGCGCGTCTGAGAAAGCGCGCCGAGGAACATGGCCGACGCCTTGAGCACCGCCAGGCGGGTGATGGTGCGGTCTTTCGTCGTCGGCGTCGACGTGCCGTTGCGGCGCGGGCTGCGGCGCTCGGTGCACGTCTCGAAATGCGACCGGCCGGTGGCCGGGTCGAACGGACGACGCCCGTCGTCCGTGTCACGCCACAGAATCTCGGCCGAGCAACTGCGGCAGATCGTGGTCGGCATGGCCATCAGAACGCCTCCGGCCGCATCCAGGCGAACTCGCCATTGGGCAGTTGTTCGAGCACCAGCTCGGGGTCCTCAGGCGTCTGTTGGGCCCGCCAGGCGCTCAGCAGGATGCGCAGGGCGCGCACGTGCTTACAAGTGAAGTGCGAGCCGTAGAAGCCGATGCGGCCGCGCCGCAGGCCGTTGCGGCGGAAGTCCTCGCAGTCGCACACGTCCTCGGTGACGAGGTAGCGCACGTGCTCGCGCGACTGGCTGGGGACACCCCACAGCACCTCGCCGTTGTGGCCGCGGCAGCGCACGAATTGGCCAGCGTCGGACGCGATCTCGAGCGCTTTCTCGGTGCGCGGGTCGATAACAATAGACATTGGGCTGATCACCTCTAGGTCAGGTGGTTGGCTCGGAGAGGCCGTCCGCAGGTGATGACTGTGGGCGGCCTCGACGGTCATTAGTCCTCGCGAGTGAAGACGATCTGGCGGCGCTTGAGGGTGCGGCACTGGAAGATGCCCGCGGGGCTCAGATACTCGACGATGATCTTGTCGCCGCGCTCGACCAGGAGCTGGCCCTGGCGCAGGGTGCCGTCGCCAAGCTTGACGGTGACGATGTCGCGTCCGGGAAGGCGGGCGCTCTCGGGGAAACTCTGCATGGTCAGAGTATACTGGACATTTGACATTCACGCTACTATAATTTGACTCATGTACGACACTGTAACACGACACATGCATGACAACCGCTAGACAGTCACGTAGCATCCGACCGATGCCCGCGCTCGTGCGGCTGCGCGACCTGCGATTCCGTGCTGCACTGACGCAAGACGATCTCGCGCGGCGAGCTGGCGTCTCGCGCCAGACCATCGTCCGCCTCGAGCAGGGCGACCCGAACGTGCGCCCGTCAACCCTGCGCCAGCTCGCGAAAGCCTTGCGTGTCAAGCCGGCCGAGCTCTGGGAGGGAAGCTGATGCCGCGGCAAGCCAACGGCCAGGGCTCGAAACCGCGCTATGACGCCGCGCGCGGCAAGTGGGTCGTCAACATTACTGTCGACGGTAAACAGCGGCCCATCCGGGCCGAGACGGAGCGAGCGGTTGTCCTGGCCGCTCAGAAAGCGCTGGTCGGCCTCGCCGAGGGGCTACCCCTGCCGTCGAATCAGCACACCGTGCGCACATACCTCGAGGAGTGGCACACCGGGCAGGTCCAGGACGCCCGCCTGCGCGCTACGACGCTGCGCGGCTACCTGGTCAACATCCGCCACATCAGCGCTTCGAGTGTTGGCCGCGTTCGGCTGGGCCAATTCAGCCCGCAGGACGTCCAGAAGTTGCGCCGTGAGCTCGCGGCTACGGGGTTGGGCGCGAAAACCGTGAGCTACGTCATTGCCACGCTCAGAGTCGCGCTGGGCGACGCGGTGGAATTCGGTCTGCTGCCACGTAACGTTGCCCAGGTCGCGCGCCGGCGGGGCCGCAAACGGAACGTTGAGGAGCCCGATGAGCACGTTCGACCGCTCACGTCGGCCCAGATCGACGACCTGTACGGTGCTCTGACTGGAGAGCGCCTCAGGGCGTTATTCGTGCTGGCCGTGGTGCTTGGCCTGCGCCGGGGTGAGCTGCTCGGGTTGCGTTGGGCTGACGTCGACTTCGCGCGGCGCCAGATTCACGTGCGCTGGCAGCTCGCGGAAGTCACAGGTGACGATGGCGTCCGCCGTCTCGATTTCGAGCCGCTCAAGACGCGCGGCTCGAGGCGCACGATCGACTTGCCCGATCCGCTGCAGGACGTCCTGCTCGCACATTGCGACCGGCAATTATTCGAGCGCCGGGACGCCCTGAACCTGTGGCAGAAGCGCGATCTGGTGTTCTGCACTGAGTTCGGCGCTGGCATCGAGACGACCACGCTGTATCGGATCTGGGACCGTGTGCGGAAAGCAGCCGGCTTCAATCAACGCTTCCACGACCTGCGGCACACTGCGGCGTCACAAATGCTGGCCGAGGGCGCCGAGTTGTGGCAGGTGTCGAAGGTGCTCGGCCACTCGAGCTACCAGTTGACCGTGGACACATATGGGCACCTGTATCAGGAGACGCGGCGTGAATTGGCCGACCGCATGGGCGCACGCCTGTCGGTTTCTCTCAGCAACCATGTCCAGAATCATGTCCAGACCAGCGCAAGTCGAGACTCAGTCTCGTGAAATCACTGCTTTCCAATCTCAAAAACACTGGTGCCGAGGGGGAGAGTCGAACTCCCGACACCGCGATTTTCAGTTCCAATCTGTACCAGATTCTGGTGGTGCTGACAGGCTCTCTAAGAACGGTTTTTGCCCTCTCCCCGCTCGTGGGGGATCGTTAAGGTGCCCTGCGAACGACCCAATCATGTCCAAAAAACATGTCCAGGGGTGACACTGAAACTCTTAACTACTCACAATCGCGGTGTCAGGCTCAGCATCGTCAGCGGGCAGAATCTCAACCTCTTCCTTGGACACGTCAGCGTTCAGTTCACGGTGGCCCTGAGAGATGACTGAGCCTTTGATCTCGACGACACTGTGCTGACCGGGCGCGTCCGGGTCGGGCACTGCTCGCACCTCCAAATTGCTCAGGTTCAGGATGACCGTGGCACCGGTCATGTTGGTCAGCACGTCGATCTGGGTGGTGATGTGCCGAACATGCTGCTCGAGGTCGGCGGGGTCGATCAGCAGTCTTTCGATCGTTGTGCGAAACATCCGTGCGAGATTGACGAGGTGGCGCGGCCGCGGGACGGACTCGGCATTTTCCCAATGCTCCACCTGGCGGTCAGTAGCGCCGACGCGGCGAGCCAGCTCTTTGCGGGTCAGGTCACGCTCGTCGCGCAGGCGTTTGATGTTGGCGGCCAGGACGCGTAGCTCGGGATCACCTGCGGGGGGCTTGAGATCGACTACCGACATCGCTGCAGCCTCAGCATTTTTGTGACATCTGAAGCGCAAGTATAAGCGCGGAGATGGGCTATTGACTCAGTAAGGCTCTGTAGGGATCAGCGTCCCTGTGTGCTCCCAAAGTCTGGGGAACGTGGTCTCTTGACACGTGTCGTTACCCAGCCTAGCGTGGGCTTTTACTGACCCGCTCCACAGGAGTCAGGACGGCGGTTCTACCAGTATCTGGGAGAACTGGTTTCGAGGAGGGGAACCACATGGCGATGCCGAACAGGATGCAGATTAGGCCGGTGCCGCAACCAGTGCGCGAGGACCGGTTGATGGGTTTGCACGAGGTGGCGACCCGACTGGGCATCAGTTATCCACAGGTCAAACGTCTTGTCGGCGACGGCCGTTTGCCATCCGTTCGGTTGGGCGATCGCCGGCTCGTGCGCGAGTCCGACCTGTCCGCATTCATCGCGGCCCTGCCGAACTAGCTCATGGCCCCAGCGAGCTCTGGCGTTACTGTGCCTGGCGCGAAGCGCGACGCCGAGCGCGCCTGGCAGGTCTGGAAGCACTACAACCCGACCCAGGCTGAAGACCCGCACGCCACCGCGCTGGCCATGTACGACCGCGCGTATCGCGACTGTCTGGCCGACGTGACCGACTTCGCCGGGCTGCATGCCGCGGTACATCGGCTGGCCGACCTGCTCGAGGCCACTCAACGCGAGCGCGAGGCGATCAGGCTCATTGCCGAGACGGACGCGGCGGGCTGCGCGTGGGGGCTGAGCAATGCGATGGCCGAAGCGCACGCGCTCGCCCATCCGGACGATAAACAGGAAAGTTTGCCCTTCTGATGCATGTACTCGACTCGAAACATGGCGTGGCCAATGGGCGCATCCACTCGTCACGGCGCCGACCGCCTGACGCATTCGAGCGGGTGTTCGCCGCGTTGCTGGTGCTGGGGTTCGTGGCGACCGCGGCGCTCGGGGCGGCGATCACGGCCGGCGCGGCGTGGTTGGTTGTCGTGATCGTGCAGGACCTCGCGAGGCGGCTGGGTCTGGGCTGATGGGCAAGACGAATCGCAGCCGACCATGTGCCTGGCCGGGCTGTCCTGGCCACGCCGAGCCGCGCAGCGCGCTGTGCCTGCAGTGCCAGCTGCTCGGGCGCGAGCCACCGACCAGGGCGCAGCGGCAACTGCTCGAGCTGGGTGTCTCCGCTGAGGTCGTGCTCGGCCGGTTGGCGGGCAGGGAGTGAGCGGGTGATGACTCCGCTAAGCGGCTTCTCGTACAAGGCTCGGCTCACCCCCGTAGGCACTGCCCACCTTGACGTACGAAGGCCCCATCCAGGCCCCGGGGCATGTGTTGAGCCTGATGTGCAGCAGAGCCGCGCATCCACAACTCTTGGCGTGAACGTTTTACCTGGCCACGTACTTCTGACCAGAACTCCCCGAACGCTCAGTTGTAAAGGAGCATCCGCAGTGTATCTCGTCGTTGTCGCAGAGTGAGCGGATGGGTGCTGATCGTGGTCTGCCTGCTTGCGCTCGCGTTCATCGTGATCTACCTGAGCAGCCCGCCGATCTCTGGGAGGTGATGCAGTTGAAGTGCTGCGCGTGCGCGCGCCCGCTGACCCACGGCTTCGCCATCCGGGTCGAGCTGAGCGGCAAGGACGTGTTCGTGGTGCAGTACCTGTGTCGCGGCTGTGGCCAGGGCCTGGCGCGCACGCTCGTACCGCACGCCGAGCGCGACGCACCCGTCGAACATCATCAACTGGTTGGGGTGCCCGTCTGATGACGCGGCTGATGTACATCGTCATCGGCATGGCGGGCGGATTCGCGCTCGCGACGGCCGTGCTGGCCTCACACGCCGAGGACCTGGACCGCGCGGTGACCGTGGACACGCTGGCGGCCGCGCGTGAGGCGAACGTGCCGCTGCTCGAACTGCAAGCGGCGACGGCCACTGTGAACGCCGGGGTGCAGTTTCCTGTGTCCGAGCGGCAGTACCTGATCAGCGTGGGCGAGCTCCCCTCACCAGGGACCAGTCCACAGACCGGCGCGGCGCCGTCTGCACCTCCCGGCGCCGCGCCGGGGTCCTCCATCTGGGACGCGCTTGCCAGGTGCGAGTCGACGTCGAACTGGCGCGCGAACACGGGCAATTCGTACTACGGCGGATTGCAGCAGGACCTCGTGTTCTGGCGGCGGCACGGTGGGCTGACGTACGCCCCGCGGCCGGACCTGGCCTCGCGTGAAGCGCAGATCGCGGTCGCCGTCCGCGGCCAGAGTGTGCAGGGCTGGGCGGCCTGGCCTTTTTGCAGCAAACGGTTGGGGCTTCGTTGATGCTCGAAACCGTCGCCGTGCTGCCACCCGAAACCGAGCGTCACTTTCAGGGAGCGGTAGTCAAGGTCGCGCGACTGTTCGGTTGGCGTGTGCAGTGGCACTGGTCGAGCCTGCACTCGCCGGCGGGCTTCCCGGACCTGATTCTGGTCCGCGGTGAGCGGATGATCGCGGCCGAGCTGAAGCGAGAAAGGGGGCGAGTCGCGCCAGAGCAACAAGCCTGGCTCGAGGACCTCGAGCGCGTGCCCGGGATCGAAAGCTACGTGTGGCGACCAAGCCTGTGGGAAGAGATCCTGGAGATTCTGCGATGACGCCCAAGCTGGTCGACGAGCGGCACCGCCGCGCGAGCTCGCGCATCAAGGCCATCCGCCGCGGGCTGGATATGACCCAGCAGGAGTTCGCGGTCGCGCTGAGTGTCGCCGTCAGCACGGTGGTGCGCTGGGAGCAGCCGTCGGGGCAGCGCGTGCCGTCGCCAATGGCCGAGCGGATGATCCGTGACCTGTGCGCGCAGTACGGGTTCGACCAGCATCAGATGCGGCGCTTTGCCGTCTGAAACGAGAACAAAGGACGAGAACAATGACAATGAACGACCTCCGAACCGCGCTGGCGAACGACACTGGTGAGCTGCCCGACCGTTGGAACCCCGACGACGAGCCAGGCACCACGCTGGTTGGCACACTGCTCGGTATCGAAACGATCGCGACCTCGCTGGGCGAGGCGCGCATCGCTCACATCGAGGACGCCGATGACGGCCACGTGTGGGGCGTGATGATCGAACGCAGCGTGCTCAAGAACCGTTTCGAGCAGCTCCAGCCGCAGACAGGCGACACGCTCGGCATCAAGTACATCGGTCAGGTCGAGCCGCGGACGAAGGGCGGCAATGCGTACCACAACTACGTGGTGCGGGTGATCCGCGGGGCAACGCCGCCTGCGGCCGCGGTTGCTCAGCCCGTCAATCGACCCGACCGGGGCCAGGACGATGACCTCCCGTTCTGACGAGACCGAGGGCATCCGCGCGCAGACGCGGCTGATCGTGACACACGCGCCAACGCAGCGCTTCGATCAGCACGGCGCCGAGCTGCTCCAGGTCCGCGGCACCGTCGTCGATGCGAGCCGCCGCCATCCCATGGTGGTGGTGCGCTTCGCCGGCAAGCACCAGGCTGACCTGTACCGCTGGGCCAGCCCGGGCAAGCACCTGGCCGTTGACGGCTACCTGCGCGTGGAGAGCTGGACCACGGCCGACAACCGCACCGGGCTGGCGCTGCTGATCGAAGCGCGCGACATCTTTCCACTGAACGATCCCGACACGAGCCCGAGCCGGCTCGGCATCACGAGTCGGCCGAGCACGCACACCGCGCGGCGTGCGCCAACAAACGGCTCGGACGTGGTTGAGGCGCCGACGGGTGCCGATCGCGCGGACATGCTGCGCAGGATGCTCGCCGACGGGTGACTGTGGCCACGAGCGCGGTCGCGGCGACCTACGTGTACGTCGATACTGCGTTCGGGTCCGTCGCGCGGCGCAACCACGTGCGCAAGATCAGTGACGTGCCGTTCGAGGACCATGGTCCCGAGCGCTACATCAGCCACCGCCGCGCGTCCGAGGACCTGCTCGAGTGGACGCGCACGCACACCAATGCCCATGGCAATCCGACCGTCGAGGGCTTCGACGGCGCGACCTGGGACAGCTCGCTCGGCTTCGATTTCGACGACAAGCGCGACCCGGCGCGCGCGCTCGGGTGGGTACGCGAGTTCCTCGAGCGCCAGGAGCGCAACGACGTGCCGCTCGATGCGCTGCGGATCTATTTCAGTGGCGCCAAGGGTTTTCACGTCGAGGTGCCGCACACGCTGTTCGGTGGGTTTGAGCCGTCGAGCGAGCTGCACGTCTGGGAGAAGGCCGCGGCGCTCGAGCTGATGGGCGGTATCCCATTCGACCAGTCGATCTACGACAAGCTGCGTCTGTGGCGGCTGCCCAACACGCTCAACAGTAAGGGGAAACGCTACAAGGTGCGCCTGAGCCTGACCGAGGCGCTCGGGCTGAGCATGCGCGAGATCGACGCGCTGGCCGTCAACCCGCGCGAGCGGTTGCCGACGGCGCCGGACGAGGAGTGGTCGACCAATTCGTACCTGGCTGACGTGTGGCAGCGTGCGCAGCGCCCGCCGCCGAGCGGCGAGCCGCAGTCTCGCGCGTGGTCGGATCAGCAGCACAATCAGGTCATCCTGTCGGTGATCGCCGCGGCGATCGCCGAGTCGTGGCCGACCGGTCCGGGCGTCAGCCGCCACACGGACTACCTGTTGCCGCTGAGCGGTTTCCTGAGCCGGCACCTGGAGGCCGAGGTGGTCGCCGAAGTGCTCAAAGACGCGGCGCGGCGGTCCGGCGATCGCAACTTCCTGGACGATCGGCAGCGGCACTGGGAAGAGGAGATCGCGCGCCTGGCGCAGAACTCGGCCCAGAAGTTGTCCGCCGGTCAGCCGTCGGAGGGATTGCCAACAGTCGCCAAACGCTGGCCAGAGCTCGCCGAGGTGCTGAGCAATGTGCTGGTCGTGCACGCGCACAAACCGATCAGCACGAACGGCAAGGTCAACGCAACGGGGTTCGAGTTCACGGTGCTCGAGGACCTGCTCGGCGAGCCGCTGGAGCACGTTCCATTCACGGTCGAGGGCATGCTGCCGGCGGCCGGTGTCTCGCTATGGGGGGCGAAGCCGAAGGTGGGGAAAAGTGTCGCGGTGCGCAACCTAGCGATGTGCATCGCCAGCGGCGACGCGTTTCTCGGCCGCGCGGTGCAGCGCGGCTCGGTGCTCGTGCTCGCGCTCGAGGAAAAGCGCGCCGAGGTCGCCAACCACTTTCGGAAGATGGGCGGCAGCGACGAGCTGATCCACGTCCACGTCGGCGCCGCGCCTGCAACGAGCAAGGAGGGGATCGCCGCGCTTCAGAGTGCGATCTCGCTCTACCAGCCGACGCTGGTGATCGCCGACCCGGTGCTCAAACTGGTGCGCGTGCGCGACTCGAGCGACTATGCCGAGCTGACGCGCGAGCTGGAGCCAATCATCGAGCTCGCGCGTCAGAACAACTGCCATATTGCCGTGACCCACCACCTCGGCAAGATGGTCCGCGAGAGTGGCGACGATGTCCTGGGCTCGACGGCCATCTTCGGTGCGGTGGACACACTGGTGCTGCTGCGCAGGCGTCCCAAGGACAATCTGCGTGTGCTGCAGACCATTCAGCGCTACGGCCAGGACTTGCCTGAGACCATGCTGCCGCTGGATGAGGCGACCGACCGGATTGAGCTGGGCGACGAAGTGTCCGTGGCACGTCAACTGGAGGCCCAGCGCGCGGTGCGAGAGCTGCTGGACAACCTGTCAGATGACGCCGGGCTGGAACAGAAGGAGGTTCGCGAACAGGCTGGCGTGAATTCAGCGGAGGCGTACAAGGCGCTCCAGGCCCTGGTCGAAAAGGGCGAGGTGGAGCGGTATGGGGCGGGTCGACGCAACGATCCCTACCGCTATCGCAGGGCGAAGTTCGTCGCCTCGTCTCCAGCCTCGGCTGAGAGTGAAAATACTTGTTTTCCTGTTCCCTTTAAGGGAATAGCAAAACAAGAAAAGGAAATCGAGGGAAAGGTCTGTCGGCGCTGTGGTCGGGGGCCTGCGGTGCATGGCGGGTTCGACGATCCGTGTGGGCAGTGGGAGCCAACCATTGAGCGTGGTGAACTGCTACCAGAGATAGGCATGTCGGAGGCGGCGACCGGATGAGTGACCATTCCAACATCGAATGGACTGATGCGACCTGGTCGCCAACGGTCGGCTGCCTGAAGGTCTCGCCAGGGTGTGAAAACTGCTACGCGATCGACACCGCCTATCGCCAGGAGCACGCCTTCAAGCGACCGGAGTACCAGGGCACCACGCGCAAGCTACCCGACGGGTCGCGCAACTGGACCGGCACCGTGCGCACGCTGCCCGGGCGCCTGACGCTGCCACTGAAATGGCGGACGCCGCGGCGGATCTTCGTCGACTCGATGAGCGACCTGTTCCACGCCGACATGCCCGACGAGTTTCTCGACAAGGTGTTCGCAACGATGGCGATCACCGCGCGCCACACGTACCAGGTCCTGACGAAGCGACCGGAGCGGATGCAGCGCTACGTCGCCGACCCCGAAGCTCGTTGCCGCATCGGCAGGCTCATGACCCTCGGAGTGATCCTCACGGCGCCCGGGCGCATTGACGTCGACGGAGGAGAGATGGCCGAGTGGCACCAGCACGGCGTGCAGTGGCCTCTGCCGAACGTGTGGCTGGGCGTGTCGGTCGAGGACCAGCAGCGCGCCGACGCACGCATCCCGCTGCTGCTGCAGACGCCCGCCGCGGTGCGCTGGCTGAGCTGCGAACCGCTCCTCGGGCCGGTTGATCTCTGGGCGCCGCGATATCCGTGGCCCGATCGCGCAGTTGTCGAAGGCCAAGCTGACCTCGGCAGCGGATTCGCCTGGGGGCGCGGCATTCAGTGGGTTGTCGCCGGCGGTGAGAGCGGCGCCCACGCCCGGCCGATGGACCCGGGCTGGGCGCGTAGCCTCCGCGATCAGTGCCAGGCCGCGGGCGTCGCTTTCTACTTCAAACAGTGGGGCGGCCGCACCCACGCCGCCGGCGGCCGCGAGCTCGACGGGCGAACGTGGGACGAGTATCCAGTCACAGCATATGACTGCTTATGACGGATAAGACAGTCTGTGTCGAGCACCCCGCACCGTGCTACATGTGGAGCGACATAGAGCACGAGCGCGACGAACTGCGCGACCGGTGCGAACGACTGCTCGCCGCTGACCGCGAGAGTGCCCAGGAATTGCTGGACGCGCAGGATGAGAACAAACGCTTACGTGCGGCGCTTCTGCACCTGGCTCGTCATGGGGAGTTCAGAGGAGACCGCGAGTATGCCGGACAGATCCTGCGCGGAGATGGCTGTTGACCCCATGCGGCTATTCGACCCCACGCGGTGCGGACGCAAGACTCGGAGTGGTGGCAGTTGTACGCAATGGGCGATGCACGGGCAGCGCGTGTGTCGCATGCACGGCGGCGAGTCACCCCAGGCGCTCAAGAAAGCCGAAGAGCGCATGCGTGCGCTCGTCCACCCCGCGGTCTCATCGCTGGCTCGGCAGATTGACGCCGATGAGTTCAACGCTGTGCGTTATGTGCTCGACTGGGCTGGCTTCAAGGCCGTCGAGCAGATGCGCACCGACAGCGAGATCGTGATCACCGTCAAACGCGAAGAGCAGCCGATCATCCTCGAGCACACGGTCAATCGGCTCAACGATGGCAACAGTCGAACGCACGATTAGCCTGCCGCGGCTGCACCCAGCCCAGGCGCAAATCAAGTCCGAGCGGCGCCGCTTCAACGTCGTCGCGCTCGGCCGCCGCGCCGGCAAGTCCAAGCTCGCGCAGGAGCTGCTCATCGACTGCGCGCTCGAGCGCCGACCCGGTGGCTACTTCGCGCCGACGTACAAGCTGCTCGAAGAGTTCTGGCGGGAGCTCAAGTCCGTGCTCGTCGAAGTCATTCGCGACAAGTCCGAGCAGGAGCACCGACTCGAGCTCTATGGCGGCGGCACGCTTGAGTGCTGGTCGACCGACACCGGCGACCCCGCGCGCGGCCGGCGCTATGCCACGGTGGTCCTGGATGAGGCGGCCATGGTGCCGCACCTGGGCGACGTGTGGGGCCAGGCGATTCGGCCAACGCTGACCGACTTCCAGGGCGAGGCGTGGTTCATGTCCACCCCGCGCGGCCTGAACGACTTCTACACGCTGTTCACGCGCGGCCAGGACCCACTCGAGCGCGACTGGCAAGCGTGGCAGATGCCAACCAGCGTCAACCCGTACATCCAGCCGGCCGAGGTCGAGGCCGCGCGGCACGAGCTGCCCGAACGGGTGTTCGCCCAGGAGTATCTGGCCGAGTTCCTGTCGCTCGAGGGTGCCGGCGTCTTTCGCGGGGTGCGTGCGGTCTCGCGCCTCGAGCCTCAGCCGCCGCGGCGCGGCCGCACGTACGTCTTCGGCGTGGACTGGGGGCGCAGCGACGACTTCACGGTGATCAGCATCATCGACGCCACGGTGCACGAGCAGGTCGCGCTCGACCGCTTCACCGACATCTCGTTCGAGATCCAGACTGACCGTCTGCACATGTGGGCAGCGCAGTACCACCCAACCCAGATCGTGGCCGAGCGCAACAGCATGGGCGGCCCGCTCGTCGAGCGCTTGCAGCGTGGTTACGCGCGACTGCTCGACAAGGCCCAGCCGGCGCTGCCGGTGTATGGCTGGGACGCGACCAACGCCAACAAGGCCGCAGCGATTGAGAAATTGTCGCTGGCGATCGAGCGCGGCGAGCTGTCGTTGCTCGATGACCAGGTCCAGCAAGCCGAGCTGCTCGCGTTCGAGTCGACGACGACAAGCACGGGCATGGTCAGGTACGCCGCGCCGGAGGGCATGCACGACGACACGGTGATCGCACTCGCCCTGGCCAACCTGGGCGCATCGGTCGACCCCACGCCGGCGCGCTCGAGCTACGCGTTCTCGACGCGCCGATGACGCGCCCGATGCCACGCTGGATCGCCGCATACATTCAACCCGCGCGCGCGCCCCAGAAAGCCCCACCCGCGCAGGGCGTGCTCAAGGTCGAGCGTTACGCCATCCCGCTCGAATTGCGCTACCACCACGCCTGGGCGTGCTGGCGCTACGAGTACTACGCTAACCGGTGGTCGAAGCCGCCTTACAACCCCACAACCGGCGTGCGAGCGGAACCGTCGGACCCCGAAACGTGGAGCGACTTCGACACCGCGTACGACGCCTACCGTGCGGCCTCTTCGCCGGCCGACGGTGGGCGGCCGTACGACGGCATCTCGTTCGCGCTCGACATCCGCTGGGGCATCGTCGGCGTCGACCTGGACCACGTCTCGGAGCACCGCGCGCCGGCAGACACGATCGTCGATGCGCTCGACTCCTACTCGGAACTGTCGCCGTCAGGTGACGGCTATCGCGTGTTCTGCAAGGGCACGCTGCCCGAAGGACGCAGGCGCCGGGACTGGGTCGAGATGTACTGCCAGCGCAGGTTTCTGACGGTCACCGGGCAGCGTCTCCCTGACACGCCCGACCACCTGACCGTGCCGGCGCGGCTGTATACCGTGTGGGACCAGTACCTGAACCGCGGCTGATACGTTTCGGTGCGTTACACTCGCGCGCAACGATCGCGTGGCTAGCCCGCCCAGCGTCGAGTACCTGCACGAGATGCGGACCGAGCTCGAGGACCGCTATCGCAGCGACGACATCCAGCTCGACCAGTACCGCGCGCAGCGCGAGATGCGCGTGCCGGCGATGAACGGCGCCGACCCCAAGTACGCCCTCGTCTCGGTCGACCCGCGCGACCCCGACGTGTCGGAAGAGGCGTTCCAGCAGACGGCGATGTTGACGTTGGAAAGGCCGACCCTGTCGCTCAAGGGCGGCGAATCGGACACCGCGCAGACCGAGGCATCATTGCGCGAGCACTGGACCGAGGAGACATTGTGGCAGTGCGGCACGCGCACGCCCGGCCAGGACACGATGGTCTCGCTCACCGACGGCGCGCTGAACGACGGCGCGGGCTGGTCGAAGATCCTGTTCCTGCCCGACGCCTGGGACAAGCGCTACAAATTCCCGAAGCCCAATCCGGGCGAGTCGTACGAGGCGTACCAGACCTACGACCGCGCGACCGAGGAGGTCAAGAAGATCGCCGGTCCGCCGTTCTGTTGGGAGTACGTCGACGCGCGCCAGGTCTACCCCGACTTCAGCGGCGGCCGCGTGTGCGAGGTGCTCGAGGTGACCGACCGGCCCGAGCGGACCACGTTCCGCCGCTACCGCCTGGCGCGCAACTCGCAGGGCGAGATCGTGCCTGAGGAGCTGGGCGAGCCGCAGGCACCGAACGGACGGACGATCCTGCCGACCAGCGTGACCATGCTCGAGCACTGGGACGAAGAATGGTGCTCGTGGGCGGTCGCCAGCCAGGACTACGACGGCGGCGCGACCGGGCGGGTGGTCAAGCAGTTCCGCCACGGCTACGGGTTCATCCCGCACGACTTCGCGCCTGGGTTGTGGATGAACCACTGGCGCAATCGCAAGACCGGCTGGGGCATCTCGCAGACCAAGCTGTGGCTGGTCCAGTACCGCCAGTATCTGCGCGCGATGCACGCCCAGTACGTCGCGCGGGACCTGCTCAGCCCGCTGGTCAACTATGGCGAATCGGGGGCCGCCCCGGTCATCGGCAACGACGGCAAGCCGCGCGACCGCGACCCTGGTCCGCTGCCCGGCGAGATCGTCAACCTGGGGCCGGGGCGGCAATTGCAGCCGATCAAGTACCCCGATGCCACGACGTTGGAAAAACACATGCAGCTCGTCGACAACGCCATCCGCGAGCTCGAGTCGCCGCGGGTCACCACGCTCGGCGGCATGGAAGGCGCGGGCTTCGCGATCAGCCAGGTGCTGTCGTACTCGAGGACGCGCATCGGCCCGATCAGCCACAACCTCGAGAACCTGCTCAAGGCGCAGACCGAGAAGCTGTGGGACCTGGCCCAGAACAAGGTCCAGGAAAAGATCTGGGTCGGCTACACCGGCGAGGGCTCGCAGCGCGGCTACATCGGGCTCGAGCCCAGTGACTTCAACCGCCCGGTCCAGGTCAAGTGGGACGTGCAGCAGGAATTGCCGACCGACGACCTGATCAAGGCCAGGTACGCGCACGAGCGGTTGCAAGCGGGCACGTGGGGCAGCGACGAGGCGATCGAGTACCTGGGCGACAACCCCGACGAGATCCGGCGCAGCAAGGCGCGCGACCGGATCCGTCAGTCGCCGCAGTACCAGCAATGGCTCGATTCCCAGGTCTTTATGTTCGCCGGCCGCGGCGACATTCTCGCGTCGGCGTCGCAAGCGCAGGAGATCGCGGCCAAGGGCATGCTGCCGGGCGGTGGGATGGCCACGCCGGCACCGGGCGTATTCGAAGGCGGCGCGCCGGGGGCGGGCGGCATCCCGGACCTGGCCGCGCTCGCCCAGGCGCCGAACGGGGCGGGCGTGATGCCGCCGGCGGGCCCGCAGGTCATGCAGGGCGCGGCGCAGAACGTCGGCGCACCGGCGGTGCAGTAGTGGCCGAGAAGCGTTCGGACGTGGAGATCGTGCGCGACCAGCTCACGCGCGAGGTGACCAACGACGCGTACTCAATCGCCGACGACATCTTCCGTCGCCCTGAGCCCGACGTGGCGCGCATGACGAATGACCAGATTGATGCCCGCTATCGGCAGGCATACCAGGCGGGCGATCGGCAGTACCTGATCAGCGAGGCGCAGCGTGACCCGCGCCAGTTCCTCGAGGCCACGCAGCGATTGGGCGTGCAGATGCCGTCCGAGCAACCACTCGAGCCGCAGCTCGCGTTGCCGCGTCAGGCGCAGGGCGCGGCACCACTGCCACCGCAGGCCCAGCCGCCATTGGCCCCGCCCCCACCGCCGGTCATCGCGCCGCCCACGCCGCTGGCCATGCCGGGATCAATCGCGACGCCTGGGCAGCCGGTGCCGCCCAGCGTGCCTCAGGTTGGCATCTGACGTGTCGTTACCCGAATCCGTGGACTTCTTTCGAGTGGTTCGGGTTCGCGCAAAACGCGCACGGCATCCCGTGGGCAAATCTCAGGTGGTCCGGGTTCCCAGCCGGGTAGCGGAAGCCACAAACTGCGCAGCGCTCCTTGGCGTACGTCGTGCGGATCCAGAACAACTCGCGTCGCTCAATGGCAGTCCATGCATACGCCGCGACGAAGAAGAGGACCACGAAAAGGATGAACGTGTACAGCAGCAGTTGATCTGCAGTCAGCACACAACCGAATCGGCGTCCAACCCAATCGGTAAGAGTGATCGGTGGCCACAACACCCATTTCAGGATGTCGGGCATTACGGCGAGGACAGGGATGATCCAGATCCCGAGAAAGATCCAGACGATGGGTGGGGTAGCTGGCTTAGACTGATCTTGCATCGCAGAAACTCCTCTGTGTTGCCAGGGTCCCGGCCGTTCACGCGGCGCGGGACCGTTTTTATACCCGATGTGACTGGTTGATGCCTGGATTCCTGCTCCAGGATGACGCGGTCAAGGCGCGCAAGAACGTTTTCGACGAGTGGCTCGATGAGCAGAAGCGCAACGCCGAGAGCGCGGCCCAGCAGGTTCAGCAGACCGTCGCCACCGCCACGCAGGGCGTCAGTGACGAGGTCGCGCAGCGCCGTCAGCAGTTCGATGATTGGCTCGGCCAGCAGACTGCCGCGCCGGCTACGCCAGCGGCTCCACAGCTCGCGCCGGTGCCCTCGAGCGCACCAACGCCCGTCGCGTCCGCTGAGACGCCTGAGCAGCGTCGGAGCGCATTCCAGGACTGGCTCGACCAGCTCAACCAGCCGCCAGTGGCGGGGTCCGGCGGGGCGGCGACTCCCTCGGCGCCGCCCGCCACCGGTCCCGCGCCGATAACGCAACAACCGAGCCAACCGGCAGCGCCCACCGACAATGGGTTCGCGTTCCCGGTTCAGGGCTACCACAGCCGCATTCAGAACCACTGGGGCGAGGTGCTCGGCGGTAGCGACCTGTTCGCCGACCGTGGTACGCCCGTCGTTGCCATGCGCGGCGGCAAGGTGCTCGAGTCTGGCTGGAATGACGTTGGCGGCAACAGCGTCCTGATCCAGGGCGATGACGGCAACCAGTACTACTACGCCCACTTCGACCAGAAGCCGAGCGTGGGCGTCGGCGAGACGGTCAGCGCGGGCCAGTTCCTCGGGCCGGTCGGCAACACGGGCGATGCGTCGAGGACCAACCCGCACCTGCACATCGGGATCGGCCCGAACATTCGCACCGGCGCGGACAAGTACGGCGGCACGGGCGGCGACTATGACGCGGTCAGCCTGCTCCAACGCACGCTCGACAACACCGCACAGGCACCTGTTTCGAGCATCGATGGTCAGCGGCTGCCGTTCGACCTGACCCCGCAAGCATCCGACCGCGTGCGCGGCCAGGCCGAGGCGATCAAGCAGGCCGCCTCGAGCACGGGCGTACCACCGTCGGTGATCGCGGCGATCATGGACACAGAAGGTGGTGGGCCGCGGAGCGTCAGCCCGGCCGGCGCGATGGGCTTCATGCAGGTCATGCCGTTTCACTTCAAGCCCGGCGAGGACCCGTTCGACCCGTTCACCAACATCCTGCGCGGCGCGCAGATCCTGGGCGACAACTTCAGCCGATTCGGGACGTGGGCGAAAGCCGCCGCGGCGTACTTCGGCGCGGTCGATGCCAAGGGCAACATCACCGACGCGCGCGACGCGGGTGGCATGACCGGGACTGGCTACGTCAGTCGATTCCAGGACAACCTGGCGCGCTACGGTGGCGACGTTAGTCAGGCGCTCGGGCGGGCCAGTGACACGCTCGGGCAAGCCAGTCAGGCGGTTGCTGATCGTGCCGAACAGCTCGCGCGCTCAAGCACGGATCTCGCGCGGCAAACCGCTGACCAAGCGCAGCAAGCGCTCGACCTGCTGAACCAGACGCGTACTCGAGCGCAGGCCGAGAACGAGCGCTGGCTCGACCAGCGGCGCGCGGACATCGCGCGCACCCAGGCGGACATTCTGGCGCCGCGGCGGTTCGACCTGTCGATGGCCCAGAACGAGCCCGCCAACGGATTCCTCGCACCGGGCGGACCGGTGGGCGACTACTTCAACCGACTCGGCGCCGCGGCGCAGGCTGCGGGGCAGCACGCGCTGGCCAATCCGCTCACGCCACTGGTCACGCCTGGTGAGTGGGGTGGCGCGCTGCAAGAGCAGTTCACCAGCGGCACGCCGGCCAGGATCCTGGCGATGGACCGCGAGGCGACCGACGCGGTGGCTAACGCCGCGATCAATCGGGCCAAAGAGGCGGGCGCGAATCCGACGCCGGACCAGGAGGAGTTCGTCCGTACGGCACTGAGTGCTTTTGGCCCGTCGCAATTACCACTCATGCTGCTCGGCGGCGAAGGTGCACTGCCGGCGCGCCTTGCTGGTGGGCTTGGGCTGACCGCTGCCTCAGGGTTGGGCATGGCTGGCAGCGAGCTCGCCGCGCGGACCGTGGGCCTGCCTGAGGAACTCGTGCCGTGGGCGACGCTCGCCGGCGGCTTTCTCGCACCAGTCGGCGGTGCGCTCGCGACGCGTGGTGTACGCGCCGGACTCAGCACGCCCGAAGCACAGGCATTGCTCCGCACGCGCCAGCGGGGTGAGGCCGAGGTCGGGCTGGCAATGGGTCGTCCGCAGGGTCCCGAGGTGCCGAGTACGCGCATGTATCACGGGACCGGTGCGGCGTTCGAGACGCCTGACTTCTACGCCAACAAGGATCTCGCCGAAGCTGGCTTCGACGGCATTCGCCATACGGGCGGGGCACTCGTGGGCATGGCGGATGAGGCGGGGCGGCCGATCACCCACAACGTCAACGTCATCTTCCCTGAGTCGATGGACAAGATCCGCAACGCGATCAGCATGCGCCAGGGCGGCGCGGCCGACCCGCGCCTGGCGATGCAGCTAGGAACCACCGCAGCCGGCGGCGCGCTGGGCTACGCGACCGCACCCGAAGACGCGACCCAGGAGGAACGGATGAAGCGCGCGGCCATCGGCGCGCTCGGCGCCGGCACGCTCGCGTTCGGCGGGCCACGCCTGGCCCAGATGTCGCCGGCCACACGCGCCCAGGCGCAGGATGTAGCGACCTGGCTACGGGCCAGCACCCCCAGTCAAGCGACCGCGCGCGCGGTGGGGCAGGCGCTCGGACCGCAATCTGGCGGCGAACGGGTCGCCGAGTGGATCTCGTCCAACCTGCTCAGCGGTCCGGGTCTGGTGTGGAACGTCCTGAACCAGAGCATGCACCTGGGTTGGCAGCCCCTGCTCCGCGCCGTTGAGGGCCATCCCATCGAAGGACTGCGCGGGTTCCAGGCAACCGTCGCGGCCGTACCCGAAGCGCTCCAGCGCGGGTGGGCCGCCCTCGCGCGCGGTGAGGGGTATGCCGGCGTGGGCGGGCAGCAGTCGCGTCCTCTGGCGCGCACCTCGGTCGGGCTCCGTGCCAACCTGGCCGGCGACGCGGTGCTGCGCACACTCAACGAGCACCTGGGCGGCATGCTCGAAGCGCAGCGTCTGATCCGTGAAGCGGGTGCCACCACGGCGCAAGCGCAGCAGGCCGTGATCGCCCAGAACGCCGGCCGCATCGCCCAGGTGGCGGCCGCCGAGGGCAACCGTTCGGCGCTGACCACGGGTACCGCGCGCATGCCCTGGCTGCGTGACCTGGGCACGCTCAAAACGAGCTTGTTACGGGACAGCAACCCGCTCAAACAGGTCGCCGGCGTGCTCTTGCACGTGGGTATGCCCTTCGCGCGCGTGCCCGAGGAGGTGCTGTACCAAGTCGTACGCAACTCACCGGGCATCGGTCAGCTCATCGACGCACTGCAATTCGTGAAGGCCGCACCAGGCGATGCGCGCCATCAGGCGGCCGCCAAAGCCGCACTCAACGCCGCGATGAGTGCCGCGGTGATCGCGGCAGCGCTGTCCGATCAGATCCGTGGCGGCGACGATCCGGAGCACCCGAACTCGGTCAATGTTGGCGGCCAGTGGCTACCGCTCACGTCGCTTGGCACGCTCGGCGGGCGCATGGCCGTGACGATGGCCGTGATCGACGGTTTACGCAAGCAGGGCACGGAACCAACGACCACGGCGATGGACCGCATTGCCCATGCGGTCAACAACGTCGGCAGACTGGCCCAGGAGGAGTACCCGCTAGCTGGCCAGATCCGCCTGCTGTCGCGCATCGGACAGGGCAACCTGACCGGCGCGGCCAGTGGCTTCGCAAGTGACGTGCTGGCTGGGCTCACGCCCGTCAGTGGCGCCCTGGGCGGCGCCGAGAACGTGGTCGATCCGTACGCGCGTCAGGCCGCCACCAGTGGCTGGGGCGATGTCTACGAGCCGAACCTGGCGCGTATTCCGGGTGTCGCCAACGTGCTGCCGCCGCAGGTCAACATGCTCACCGGCGAGCCCTTGCGTCGGCCGAGCAGTGGGCCAGGCGCACTGCTGCGCGTGCAGAACGTGGGCAAGGCAGATTCGCCTCTCGCGCGCGAGATTGTGCGGCTCGAGCGACTGGGCTATCAGATCGGTGAGCCGAAAGAGCTGCCCACACAGGTCAGCGTTCGTGGCGCGAACATCAAACTCACCCCAGACGAACAGCGCGCTCTGGCGCAGGCGCGCGGCCAGGAGATCGAGCGTCTGATTGGGGAGCGCATCCGTTCGGGCGACTGGGCCACGTTAAGCGATGACCAGAAGGCCCGGCTGATTGCGCGTGCATTGAATCGAGCAGGGGCGCACAATACGGTCACCTGGCGGCGGATGACACCTGCAGGTGAGCAGAGCGAGCGGATTGCGCAAGGCCAGCGCGTCGTCGGTCGACCCGTGTTTACTGCGCCAGGAAGGGTAGCCTGATGCCACTCACGGTCGGCCCCGACCCTCAGAATCCCGGCAAGCTGATCTGGATCGATTCCGCAACCGGTCAGCCGGCGACGCAAGTCGGTCCTGGTGAGCCGCTCACGGTGCCGTCGTCATCGGTCGCGACCACGCCCCCCGCAGGATCGAAACCAACCGGACTTGCGGACCTGCTCAAGCAACAAGGCGAGGGCTGGACTGCCACCGGCAACGCCGCACCCAAACTCGATAACGACGGCATGCCGGTGCCGGGTGTGTACACCATCGTGCTGGCTGGGCCGAACGGTGCGCAGCGCATCGCCACGGTGTATTCAGCGGACACGGGCCAGGGGCCAACGCAGTTCGTCAGACCTGACGCCGACTTGCCCAATGCCAAGTTCAGCATCGTGGCCGTCGAAGACTCGATCAAGCCGCCGACCACGTCGCCCGAAGAGAAGAACGCGAACGTCGCCAAGGCACAGGCTGACGCTGCGACCGCGCAGGCCAACGCCGCGGTCGCCGACGCGGCGCTGAAAAAAGTCCAGGAAGATGAGCGCGAGCGTCAGTACAACCAGGCGCACGGCAATGGCTACCTGACCCATGAAGAGCTGCGCAAGCTCAATCAGGACGCCGCGCAGCAGGGACTCGACGCACAGCAGGTCGCGTTGCGACGCAGTGAGATCGAGAACAACAACAGGAACACCGTGCGGTCGAACGAGATCGCCGCGATCAACGCCCAGACCTCGGCCCTCAACGCTCAATCGCAGGCGCAAGCGCAGCTCGCGCGGACAAAGTACGAGGAGGGCCAGCTCGGACTCGATGAGGCCAAGTTCGCGTGGCAGAAGTCGCAGGACGAGATCAACCAGCAGAACGCCGCGTCCAAGATCAGACTCGACCAGCTCACGCAGCAGCAGGCCAACGAGCTCGCCCAGGCCACGCTCGAGCAGCGTAAGGCTGAGGCTGCGCAGACCCAGCAGACCGCCGCCACGACGGCGGCCGCCACGACCGCGGCCAGCGTGTTCGGCACCGAGCGTCAGGCACAGACGGCGGCCGGCACGGTCGGCGAGAACCTGCTCAGCAACCGCGCGACGGCGACCAACAACCTGCTCAACAACATCCTGAGTGGTGCCGCGGGCATGTCGCAGGGGAGCGCTGGACGCTACGGCATGCTCGGCGGCGGGCTACAAACGCAACTGCCGGCCAACTTCGGCAGCCAACTGCTGTCGGGCGTGATGGGCACCACGGCGCAGCAGTTTGGTGGTCAGTCGACGCTCGACGCCGCGGCGCAGATGGTGCGCAACGCCGCGCCGGGCGCGGAACTCACGCCGCACGGCCAGGTCGCGATGGGCATCATTCATCAGATCTTCGACCGCTTCCCGCAGCTCCAACCGAAGACGACGCCGACGCCAACGCCGACACCAACGCCCAGGGCGACCGGAGGTGGCTTTCCCGCACCGGGGGCGCAGTACAACGCGACGAGCCAGCCGTTCGGGCCAAATTTCGGCGGCGGGCAGGCGACGGGCGCGTTCGGTGGATTTTCCGCACCGGCCGTCCAATCGGGTATTCCGGAAGGCACGAATCGCGGCGCCGCGCCGACGATCGTGATCAACGCGTAATGGGTGTCTGGACGCAGAACCCGGTCAGTGGTCGCTCGGAGTGGCGCGAGGAGTTTCCCGACACACCGGCGGGGCAGCAAGCCGCACAAGACAGCACCAACCAGCGCGCCATGTCCAGTGGTGGCAATCCATCCGCCAATCAAGCTGGCAACCAGTCCGCCGATCAGGCCGGTCAGCAACTGACCACACTGCTCAACGCAATCGCGTCGGGCAATGCTCAAGCGTTTGATGAGGCTGTCCGCCAGTTCAACGTGAGTTTTGGTCTCGATCAGGCCAAGTTCAGCGAAGCCATCCGTCAGTTCAATGAGAACCTGGGTATTGCGAAGTCCGGTGTGACCGGCACCTATGAAGGCCAACCGACCTTCCCGGCGTTGACTTCATACGCCAATCAGTTCGGGACGTGGGGCGTGCCGCAACAGGGCCAGCAGACGCTCGCGGCGAACCAGCAGGCGTATGCGCAACAGTTGGGCGCCATCCAGGCCGCATCCCAGCTGCAGGCCAACCCGTTCCGCCAGGCCGAGGTGATTGGCCAACTCGGGCCGTTGCTCGCCGGCCGTGGCGTGGCCGGCTTCCAGGCGCCCGGTCAGGCGACCGGTCAGACCGACTTCAGTGGCCTGGGCAACATGCAGCGGCTGATCGACGACATCCGCGGCGGCCCCGGCTCGGTCAACTCGCAGTCCGTGCAGGGCATCCTCGACGCCATCCCGACGCCGAACAAGGTCAACTCGACCGAGTTCCTGCGCTCGAGCCCGCTGACGCAAAATCTGCTGCTATCGGGCATGAACCAGAAGTACGGGATCGACCCGCAGGACGCGCTGAACCAGATCAAGAACACGCTGCCCGCGTTTACTGCACCATCGACCTTCGGGCAAGTACGTGGTTAGGGGGTAGGCACATGCCACTGTTAGGCGGCAAGAAAGCCAAGACCAAGGCGGGTATATCGCAGAACATCCGCACGGAGATGAAGGCTGGCAAGAAAGGCGCCGCCGACGCGCTGCGGCGCCTGCTCTGGGAGCGCCAGCAGCGTCCATGACCCAGTCCGATCGTGGCATTCATCCCGACCTGCTCGCCGAGGAGCTGACCGCGCGCCCGAGCGAGTCCGAGCCAACCCCACGGCCGGCGCGCGGGCGTGCGAAGTCGGCAGTACCTCCCGAGCCGCCGGCGCCCGAGTCTGAGCCTCCACAGACACCCGCGGAGCCGGCGGCTGAGGGAGCAACCACTGCCACTGCTGCGGAGCCCGCTCCTCCTGCGGAGTGGCTCGAGCAGCTCCGTTCCGAGCAGGATCCCGAGAAGATGCTCGCGATCCTGACGAAGAACCTGCCCAAGGACCGCATCGCGCGCGACGAGGTCCTCGCCGGCTACATCGGCGACCGCGTCAAGCACGGCATCCGCGACACCATCGCCGCGCAGGAGCGCGAACGCACCGAGCGCGAGCGCCAGGAGGCGTACCAGCGCGGCGACCTGTACACGCTCGGCCAGTACGCGGCGACCGACCTGCAAGCCCAGGAGCAGGCCCAGAAGCAGCAGGCCGAGCTCCAGCTCAGCCCGTTCATGTCCCTGGTCCAGAAGTGGCAGGAGAAACTGCCCACGGCCGTCCAGGCCGAAGTCTCGGGCAAGACGTTTGCGCCCCAGGGAACCCTCGAGGAAGGGTTTCTGGCCTATCTGGACGCGGTCAAGGATGCCTCGATCAAGCACGGATTTGACGAGGAGTTCAAAAAGCGCGAACCTGCGCTGCGGAAGGCGATGTTGTCCTCCACCGTCGGGAGCGAGTCCACTCCCGAGCTGGAAAGCGGACGGTCCCCCTACATCCGCGAGATCACGGATGAGCAGATCGGGGCCATGTCGCTCGAGGAATACAACGAGCACTTCGACGAGCGCGGGCGACCGAAAAACGGAATACAGGTGCGCTATACCCGCGCGATCAACCCGCGCGAAGTTCAGCGCTGATCTCCCCGGTCGGCAGTGACCGGCCGGGGCGCTGAAAGGAATACGAGCCAGTGGCTACTGGTGCAAGCGAGTTCGTAGACAAGACGATCGCCGATGGCGTGTTCTCGCCCGATGTGTGGTCCAAGCAGGTCCTGCGCGCGACCGAGTCGAACCTGGTCATCGCGCGCAGCGTGAACCGCGGCTTCGAGGACGACGCGAGCGTGGGCAAGACGGTCAAGGTCGCGTCCATCGGCAACCTGGCCGCGCGAGCCAAGGCCGAGAACACCGCGATCGTGTACGAGACCGTCGCCGAGACCGCGACCACGATCACGCTCAACCTGTGGAGCTACGCCGCGGTCGGCATCGAGGACATCGTCAAGGTCCAGAGCATCATCGACGTACAAAATGAGTATCAGCGCAAGCTCGGGTACGCGCTCGCGCGCGACATCGACACCGCGCTCGCGACCGACTTCGCCGGCTTCTCGACGACCGTCGGCACGCTCGGCACGGCGGCGACAGATGCCAACGTGCTGGCAGCGGTGACCGCGCTCGACAACGCCGACGCCCCCCAGGACGACCGTTTCTTCATCATGTCACCGGCCGAGAAGGCGAACAAGCTGGCCCTCGACCGCTGGTCGAACGCGCTGTACATCGGCACCGGGAGCCAGCCCGTGCGCAACGGCATGCTGGGCGACATGTACGGACTGAACCTGGCGGTGACCACCAACCTCGTGAAACCAGCCGGCGGTCAGGCGCGCAATGCGATCTTCCACCGTGACGCGCTCGCGCTTGTTGTTCAGCGGAGCCCGAAGACGCATCTGTTCTACGATATTGATTTCTTTACTTGGAAACTCGCTTCGGAAGTAATCTACGGGCATCAAGAAATGAGAGACGCGTTCGGAGTCTTAATTAACGGAGCGAGTTAGTAGCCGCGAAATGCCATTCGAATGCGTGCGCGAGACTGTGGAGTACGCATGTGGTGACCGCGAATGAACCGCGCGTACGACTGATTCTCCGGGTGTGGTATGCCACGGCCGCCATGCACCTTGACTGGCAGGCCACACCCGCACAGGCAGAGCGGTGCGGTGCCGTAATCAGCCCTATGTACGAGTTTGGGTCGCTCCGCAGGTGTCCAACCGGCCAGGATGTCCTCGTCGTAGACACGGAGAGAGGCAAGTTTGGTGCGGCATGCGTCAATGACCGCTTGATCGCGCATCGATCCACGGGCTATCTCGTTTACGCCTCGTGCCCAGACTTCGAACTGATGAGCCTTTTTCGCACGCAACGGAAAGCGAGTAAACAGATCAATCACGTCCAGGCACTCAGCGATGCGCCAGATGTTGAATTCGATGATGGGCTTCGCGTTCCGTGTGCCGGTCGAATCATTGAGTCGCAGTTTGCCCATTCCAAGAGTGGAGTGGATCAGCTCCATGACGGCCACGTCATCGGCCCGCTGGCCCAGACTAAATCTGGGCACCGTCGATGGCCGCCATTGAGGATGAGTTCTATTCCTGTTCTCCAGTAGGAGGAACGAACCTTCACCATCGGTAAAGCCCGCGAACCAGTGACCAAAGGATGAATCTATGGAATCAAGCACATTTGAGGGTATCAGCACAAAGGTTGCCGCTTTGTTGAGCGCTCCTTTGGTGCCGGTCAACGGCGCGGCCTGATGACGACCGGCAACGACTTCCTCGACAAACTGCTCGACCAGACGCCGATCGTTGCCGAGCAGCCCAAACGGGGCCAGAACTACAACTTCCCGGCGCGCCTGTACCTCAAGCCGGACGGCGAGGTGGTCTCGCTGCAAGGCGACCCGATCAACGAGTCGTACTACCGCGCCAAGGGTTACCACCTGCTGAACGACCAGCCCACGCGTGGCCAGGACAAGTCCGAGGTGCGCCAGTACGTCGAGGACGAGTACCCCACCATCCTCGAGCAGCAGCAGGAGAAGGCACGCATCATCAACTCCATCCGCCGCGCCATGCAGAACGACCGCAATTTGACCATTGGCGAGGATGGCTGGGAGGACTATTCCGTCGAGGACATGCGCGACGTGCTCGCACAGATCAAGGAGCAGCACGGGCGGACGATCACCATGATCCGCCCGCGGGCGAGCAAGCCCTCTGCCGTCGATCCCATGTTGCGCGGCGTCGAGACGACCGCGACAACGTCGATGGAGCGCGAGCAGGAGCGCCGCCGCCGAGGAGCAAACGCCAATGTCTGAAGGTCTCGAGCTGATCCCGGCCGAGGCGTCGCCTGACGAGGTGCTGGCGCTCGAGCCGCACCGCATGGAAGACGCCCAGGAAGGGCCGCACCCGCAGATTCCGACGAACATCTTTGTCGAGTGGACCAAGCCGGACGGGGACACGTTCATCGCCCCGCTGGCGAACGTCGAGACGTACGAACGCAAAGGCTTTACCCGAGGTGCTGACGTGCAGATAGACGACCTGGTCGCGCATTGGGCCGAGACGGCCGAGACTCCGCCTGGGCCTGGCCCCACGCCACCCGAACCAGAGCCAGAGCCAGCCCCACCAGAGCCAGCCCCGGAGCCGGCGCCGTGAGCAAGGGCCTGCCCTGGGTCGGCAGCGGACCGGGTCCGGGCAAGGCGGCCGACCAGTACACGCCCGCGGGCGGCCATCCTGGCCCACCCGCGCAGCGTGCGACCGGCGACGCGACGCACGAGAACGGGCCGATCCACGAGTCGCTCAGGGGGGAAGTGCATCCTGACAAGCCGGGCACGGCGAGGCCAGGGTGAGCATCAATCCGCCGGGGTCGGGCGGCTTCCTGCATACCCACACGCCGGTCGACACCAGCACCGGCTCGACTCCGGGCGCGCCGACGTATCCCAATCCGCCCAATGCGACCACGCCCGAGTGGCCGACGATCGCCGCCGCGGGCGCGCTCACGATCACCGTTGCTGCCGCGGCCGGCTCGATCACCGCGATCGGTGCGACGATTACGTGGACGACCAATCGCGCCAGTGATTCGACGGTCAGCTATGGCACGACGACCGGTTACGGCTCGCAGAAAGGCTCGGGCACGCTGGTCACCGCTCACTCGATCGCGCTGACCGGATTGGTCACGGCGACGGTCTACAACTACCGCGTGTATTCGACCGACGGGATCAACAGCGTCTCGAGCGCCAACCTGACGTTCACCACGGCATGAGCGAGCTGGTCGTCCTCAGCCCACCGCGCGCGGAGCACCGCCCGGACTGTCGCTTTGGACCCGGCTATTTCCGGGTGGTGCTCGAGGATGGGACCAGACGTTTCTGCCAGTCGGAAGGGGAGGTGCAGTTTGTCTGCAATCTGCTCCCAGGTGGGTCGGTACGGCGTGTTCAGCGGGATGGCTGGTGTCTGGATGATGTGGGATCTGAGGGCGGCGACGCGCGCACGCCGGATGTTGTTGACGCGGCGACCTGGCTGGCTCTGGATCGTACGGAGGGGATGCGCGAGCTTGGGCTGACCTCGGAGCAGGACTACATCCGCGCGTACCGCATGATCGAGGATGCGGTGATCGCTCGAGATCGAGCTGAATCGCTCGGTGGCGTGCATGCGCCGGTGGTCATCAAGCGCGCTGGCGCACGGGTGACGACCGTTGGATGAATCGACACTCCAGTACTTTCGTGTCCGCGCGGCAGCTACCTCGCGCCAGGTCCAGGGGTTTATCAGTGGCGGCACGACGACCAATCCAACGGCTAATCAGGTGCTGGCGTACCACTGCGCGTGCGTACCGGGCGTCATCAGAATCGTGGTCGCCGCGGCGTCGGCGTCCGGCGGGACGACGACCATTCTGGACGTGCGCAAGAACGGCACGAGCGTATGGACCGACCCGACGCACCGTCCGACGCTGGCCGCCGGCAAGAGCGGGGCGTTTACGACGTACGCGCCCGATCGGGGCAGCCTGTTGCCCGGTGATCTGGTCTCGCTGGTCGTCGTCCAGGCCGGCAATGTGGATGTCGCGATGACCGCGGCAATCGAGGAGCCCTGATGGTCGAGACTGCATCCCCGCCCGGCTCCGCGGGCGGAGGCTACGTATACGTTCAGGGACCGCCTGGTCCGGAAGGGCCGCGTGGTCCGATTGGACCGGAAGGCCCGCAAGGTGCGGTCGGGCCGCAAGGCTACAGCGGGTCGACTGGCGCCACGGGTCTGACTGGGCCGCCTGGACCGGCTGGCGTGCAAGGGCCGATTGGGCCGAACGGGGCGACCGGGCCGCAGGGTCCGCAAGGCCCGACCGGGCAGGCGGGCGACTACATGCGCTGGGTGGGCGGCTGGTCGTCGACCGCGGCGTACGCCAAGAACGACGTGGTGCTGTACCTGGGCTCGAGCTACGTGTGCAAGAGCGACGTGGCCGCGGGCTCCAATCCAGCCCCACCGAGCGACACCGGGCATTGGCAACTGGTTGTCCAGAAAGGCGACACCGGCGCGCAGGGTCCGACCGGCACGGTCACGGCGGCGGGCGACGGCACGGCGGCGGCGGCAGGCGTGGGCTTCGCCAACGAGGCCGGCATGGGCCTGTACCGCTCGAGCGCGGGCGTGCTCGGCATCACCACGGCGGGCGTGGCGAAATGGCAGATCAATCCGAATCTGATTGCAGTTGCCGACAACACCTACGACATCGGCGCGTCCGGCGCGAACCGCCCGCGCTCGATCTACGCGGGAACGAGCGTGGTCACGCCGCTTGGGTTGTTCGGTGATGGGACGGGTGCTGCACCAGGCATTGCCTTTACTTCTCAGCCTTCTCTCGGAATCTTTCGTGTTGCTTCGAATCAACTTGGCATTGCCGCGGGTGGGTTTTTGCGCTGCTGGTGGAATGCTAGTGGTGACATGGTCCTGCAACGCTTTGGTCAAGCAGCAGCATTCCAGGCTATCGGTCCAACGTTTCCATCGACTGGATCAGGGGTTGAGGTTGCTTCGAACGGGAGTATCGGATTCGTTCAGGCATATAACCGCGATGGTGCAAGTTGGCTTCCGCTCACAATTGCTGGAAGTACTCTCACATTTGCCACCAGCGGCAGTGATCGCTGGTCGGTGAACAGCAGTGGGCATCTGTTGGCGGCTACTGATAACACGGTCGATATTGGTGCCTCAGCGGCAACAAGGCCGCGCACGATCTACGCCGGGACCAGCGTGGTCACGCCGGTGCTGTACGGCCCGTCCAACGTGGTCGAGATGCGTAATGGGACCAACGTTCAGGTGCTGAATCTGTATGGCACGTATACAGATGCCTCGAACTATGAGCGGCTGAACGTCACTTACGGTGGCGGCGCGTTCCAGATCAATGGTCAAAATGCAGGCACTGGCACTGCCCGGAATCTCAACGTTGCGTCTGGTGCCAACATAGCCTTACTCGCTACGGGTACGTTGTATTTCAGCAGCGGTGGCACCACCCGGTGGTACATGGGGGGCGCGGGGCACTTATACGCCGGCACTGATAACACCGTGGATATTGGTTCAGCGACAACCGTGAGGCCGCGCAATATCTACCAGGCGGGCGGGACGTTCCAGTCGTACAACCCCGGCGCAGGCATCGCCAACGACGGCACCAACTACGAGCGGGGGTCGTTGAGTTGGTCATCCAACATCCTGTACTTGCAAACAGAAAACGCAGGTACAGGCGTGGCTCGCCATCTGGCTGCTTTCTCTGCTGGCATCCTCTATTTTGCATCGGGCGGTGCAACCAGATGGGTCCTCCAGACTACAGGGCATTTAACGGCTAATACCGACAATGCCTATGACATTGGAGCCGCCGCTAGCCTGAGACCCCGCAACATCTACCAGGCGGGTGGGACGTTCCAGTCGTACAACCCCGGCGCCGGTATCGCCAACGACGGCACCAACTACGAGCGGCTAGAACTGGCCTGGTCATCGAATACCGCCTTTATTCGTACGCAGGCCGGAGGGACAGGCGTATCACGCAATCTTGCGCTAGATGGCGCGGCCCTTTATTTCCAGATCGCCGGGAGTAGCAGGTGGTTCTTCTCAACTGCCGCCGATCTCAGGCCAGTTAACAATGCTACTAACGATGTTGGGTTTTCGGGTGGAAAGCCACGCAATGTATGGGCGGCGGGAGCATTAGCGACAGGGATCAAGGCAGGTCCAGCGGTCGATGGAGATGTTGTTGATGTTGCTGATGGCATGATCCGACTCGACAGCACCAACAACCGACTCTACTGTCGCATCGGCGGCACATGGAGGTACGCAGCCCTGACATGAAATCCATTCCACTCAAGACCCTGCCCGACCCCAGGCTGGGCGACATCGTCTATCAGGACGTGCTCCGCGAGGTGGTGCGCCGCCCACTCAACCCGCGCGAGGGCGCGAGCATCGAGGAGATGCGCCAGTCGATCCGCGTACTGGACGCCATCGACAAAGCCAACGGCACGCTCGAGCTGGAAGACTCGGACTACACCCACCTGACCGAGAAATTGAAGGCGATGAGCTGGAACGTCGTGGACCCGCGGCTGGTCACGCTGTACGACGACGTGATGAATCCGTCGTGACCACGCCCGCGCCGCCGCTCTATCCGCCGTACGTCACCGCGCCACCGCTCGAGCCGGTCCCGCCGTTCGATCCGAACGCGCCCGTGCCGTGGGCAGGACCGCCGGGGCCGGTGGGCAATACCGGTCCCCCCGGTCCGTCCGGTCCGGCGGGGGTGGGCCTTCCGCTGGGCGGCACCGACGGCCAGGTGCTGACCAAGGTCGGCGGCGCGGACTACGTTGCGGGCTGGACGACGCCCGCGGCTGGTGGCGGTGTGACCTGGCCGCTCCTGGCTCCGAACGGCTCTGCTGCTGCCCCGAGCTATTCGTTCACCAGCGCGACGGGCGCGGGCATCTACACCAACGGCCTGGCGGTGAGCATCGCCAGCGGCGGCGTGGTGCGGATGAACGTCGGCGGCACCACGGTCCTCTACAACGGGCTGCAATGGGGCACTGACAACACGTACGACATCGGTAACAACCTGTCGGCGCGTCCGCGCGATCTGTTTCTGGGGCGCAATCTGGATCTGGGCGGGACTGCGGCGCGCATCACGGGCGACTTCAGCAACGCCACGATCGCCAGCCGCACGCTATTCCAGGCCAGCACGGCGAACGGGACCACGTCGGTTGGGGTTATTCCGAACGGCACGGCCGTGCTGTCGAACGTGTCCGTCTACAACTCAAGCACGCCCGACAACAGCGGGATACTCATCCTCGCTATCGACACCAGCACCGCACGGATCAATAGCACCGCAGTCGGTTCCGGAGCGTTCATGCCCCTGTCGCTCCAGGCTGGCGGCGCGGAGCGCATGCGGATCAACACCAACGGGAACATCAGTATCGGAGCCTTGCAGGTATCGCAACCGCGCATACTCCAGATCACAAGCACTACAAGTGACTCTTCCAGTGATGGGCTGTATATCCAGAACTCTGGCGGCAGCGTGCTGTTCGAGGTTCGCAGTGACGGCTGGACGCTGGTCAATCCGGCTGGTGGGCGCCTGGGCTTTTACGGCAGTGGTACCGGCGCGACGAAGGGCAGCGTGACCGGCGCGCGCGGTGGCAATGCTGCACTCGCTTCGTTGCTGACCATCCTTGCTCAATACGGTCTCGTTACGGACTCCAGTACAGCGTAAAGGAGTAGGTGTGCCGACCCTGATGCAGTACCGCGCGGCGTTTAGCGAGGAGGCCGGACCATACATCGGACCGCCCAAGTACGACGTGCGCGCGATGGGCGGCTCGACCACGACGCAGCTCTTCTGTCGCGCCTTCCCGATCCAGTCCGGCATCCCGCAGGACGATGCGCTGATCGATCGCCCGCTGTATCGCCCGACCGCCACCCAGCCGACCGACCGACATCGGTACGTGATGAAGTACACGCCTGGCACAGGGCTGATCCAGCCCGACCTGGAGTGGGCGATGCCACCCATCCCGACCGTCGGTGGCGCGACCTACGACGACCTCGAGGCGTACATGTACGCCGACATGGAGTTCTTCATCTACGACGACCTCGAGCACGCCGGCCTGGAGGGCATCGGCGAACGCTTCGAGATCCTCGGCCCGTTCGACGTGCCGACCACCCATCAGCTCATCAACGACGGGCTGAAGCAGTGCTGGCTGGTCGTCGAGGTGATCGCCCAGCCGACCCAGAACGCCACGCGCCACGACCTGTCGCTGGTCTGTCCGTGGCTTCAGGACGCGACCGACATCTTGCAGGTCGGCGTGCTGTCGGCCAGTGACGATCGCAACATGACCGATCCGTACGGCGCGGTCGTGCGCGGCCAGGTTGAGCAGGACGGCGGGCGTTTCTACTTCAACACCGGCGGGCGCTCGTTCAACAGCGACGAGCTGCTGTACCTCAAGGTGCTCAAACGGGCGTACGACCACTGCTGCCCGCATGGTGGCACCTTCGGTCAGCAGGTCGGCCTGGAGCTGGAGGACGACGAGTCGCCTGTCGAGCGCGACTGGCTCGTCTCGAGCGCCCTGGTGATCGCCTGGCGCAGGTACGCCAAGATGCTCGAGCCGATCGCCAACCAGCGTTTGATCCGCGACCAGGCATCGGCCAACGCGTGGTTCAGCGACCGTTGCCGGGAGCACTTCTCGCAGCCGCTGCCGCAGCGCACGTTCAAACCGCAGCGGTCGTTCGGGCCGCCGGCGCTGGTATGAGCCAGTACGCGCTCAGGCGCCCGTACCCGTTCCATCTGATCGTTGATGGGCGCGGCTACATGCTCGGCTCGCCCGGTCCGAACCAGCCGGCGCTGGTGTCGAGCAAGACCCAGGACATCAGCGCCGTCCAGCCGCCGGATTACAACTACGCCGGCCTGTCGCCGATCAGCGAGCGCCAGGAGCCGTACGAATCGCTGGTGCTGGGCATGGGCCTCAAGACGCAGGAGAACTGGCAGGACGCGCGCTACGCGAACGCGATGGGCGTCGACTGCTCGGTGTGGCCGTGGTGCAAGGGCCCGGACATCGTCGACACCAACGCGCTGAATGGCGAGGTCGTCGCCTTCTTCGAGCTGGGCGGCACGCTGTACGCCGCCGGCGGGACGCAGATTGCCTCGTTTAACACCGGAACAGGCGCGTGGACGGTTACCGCAACGTTCGGCGCGCTGATCCTCCAGGCGACCGTGTTCACGTCCAACTTCGACGGGGTGCCGCGTGCCTGGGTGGCGCTGCAGAGCGGCAACGCGTGCTGGTCGACCAACGGCACGACGTGGACCGCGATGGCGACGTTTACCGCGCTCGACTTCACGAGCGTCGGGCGCGAGTGGTGGTGGGCCAACGACACCAACCAGATCCGCAAGTGCGACACCAACGCCAACCCGACCGTCGAGGCCAACTACACCGCCAACTTCCGCGTGGGCGACAAGTCCGCGGCGATCACGGCTCTGTCGGTGACCGCGGCGGGCACGCTGCTGATCCACAAGACCGACGGGATCTACACCCTGGACGGCTCGGGCCAGGACCACCAGCTCTACCCGTTCATGCAATACGCCCAGATCACGCGCAACGGAAAGGCGTGGGGCCAGTTCCTCGACGACGTGTACGTCGCCTACGGGAACAGCTTCGCACGGATCAATCCGAGCCTTGGCCTCGAGGAGATCGGGCCAGAACGGCTGATCAACAATGACGGCCCGGTGCGCGGCCAGATCACCGCATTCGCCGGACTGCGCACGTTGTTTGCGTACGGCGGCATCTACAACCCGGACACCAGCCGCTCGTACCTGATGAAGTTCAGCGGCTGGGTTTCGCTCGATGCCGCGCCATCCCAGACGGGGTCAACCACGGTGGCCGGCGAAGCCAAGCGGATCGACGCCTGGCACGGTGCGCTGAACGGCGGCTGGAGCGACGGCTACATCTCGGCCCTGTTCGTCTCGACCATTGGCGCGCCGGCCGGGCATACGCGCACGTACATCGGGCGCTCGAACGGGGCGACGCACTGGCTGATCAATCCGTGCGTGCCGAACCCTGCGGCGTGCTCGCAATATCGCTTTGAAACGGGCGACGCGTGGGTCGAGCTGCCGTTGTGGCACGGCGGCTATCACGCGTCCGTGAAGTCGATTCGCCACGTGGCGATCTCGAGCACGTTTCTCGACGCCAACAACTACGTCTTCGTCGACCTGGCGACGAACGCCGTGGCGACGCCGTCGCCGATCGCCCACAACTTCCAGACGCCAGCCTACGAGCAGTTCAACCTGCCCACGACCACGACCGCCGTCCTGGCCAGGTTCCGTGTCCATCTGTTCAACACGGCCAATACGGCGAGCCCGCTCGTCTCGGCGTTCATCGTCGGCCATGCCCTGCGCCCGACCAGGGTGATGCAGTTCGAGGCGGACATCCTGTGCGCCGACGGGCTTGTGCGGCGCGACGGCGTGGGCATTCGCATGGGGCGGCAGGTGATCCGCCAGTTCATCGAGGCCGCGGTCGACAATCCGGGCGCGGTCTCGTGCATCCTGCCCGACGAGCAGGTGCTCGACCTGAGCTTCACCGACTATCGGATCAGCCAGGCATTCGATGAGGTCGGCAGGCAGTGGCGCGGCGCCCTCAGGGTGCGCGCCGTTCAATGGGTGAGCTGATATGACCAGAACGACCGCGACCAACTACACCGGCACGCTCCAGTTCCCGTACGCCACGGCCGGCACCGACCTGTTCCACAAGGAAGACGTGCAGACGCTGGCGCTGGCGGTCGACCAGCACAACCACACCACTGGCAAGGGGCTGGCACTCGGTAGCGGGTCGATCTCGAACGGCACGATCACCTCGGCCATGATTCAGGATGGCGCGATCATGGCCACCGACATCGGAGATGGCCAGATCACAGCCGCCAAGATTGGCGCGCAGCAGGTGAACGCGTCAGCAATTGCGCCCGGCGCGATCGGGCAGGGTCAGCTTGCCGACGGCGCGGTGATTACCCAGAAGATTGCGGATAGCCAGGTCACGCGCGCCAAGTTGGCTGCGGATGCACGGGTGAACGTCATTGCCTCGTACTCGGCGTCGATCACGTTCTCGTCGGGCACGGCAGGCTCGTGGGTCGTCACGCCACTGACGTGCAGTGGGACTGTTGCTGCAACAGGTGGGCCGTTGCTGATCATGGTCAGCTTATGCGGTCTGTTCAACGCCAACACCAACCAGAACACGTTTGCCGGGATCGGGACGGACGGCACATTCCAGTTCTCGGGTGCGTTCCACACCACGACCGGTACGCCGTTGACCGTGCCGGCGTCATTCTGGTGGTGGAATCCGGGCACCGCAGCGGGTGCGCATACGTGGGCCGTGTACCTGCTCCAGAGTGGCGGAACGATGGGCATCTCCAACCAGGCCTCGTCGACAATCATGGTCATGCAGTTGACGCAGTAGGGGAGGGCGGGTGCTGAAGGACATCACTGGGATCCCGGTCGGTGGCAAGGCGGTCAACATCAGCCAGCTCGAGGCCGAGATGCGCGCGGCGTCGGTCGAGGTCAATCAGGGGCTGGGCATGACCGACGCGGTCATCTTCTGCTACAGCGGCGGCGGCGGGACAGAGCCCGGCAGTGCCGCGGCGCAGGCGAGCGACTTCCCTGACCCATCCGCGGCGCAGGCGGTGCTCAATGCACACGTTGCAATGCGCAACAAGACCGACGCCGAGTACTCGGCCGAGTTCCAGGACGCGGCCACCACGCCGGCCAGGAAGCAGGAGATTCGCGACATCATGAATGGCCTGCTGCCACGCGAGCAGGTGCCGATGTGACCGATGAGGAGGTCGCTGCCGCCATCCAGGTCCTGCAGCAGCAGCAGTCGCTCCAGTCCGCGGCGCTCAAGGCCACGCTCGAGGCGCGCTGGTCGGGTGGCGCCGACAGTCTCGACGGATTCGTGAAAGCGCTCACACCGGGGATCGAGACGGACCCGCAGACGCCCTTGTACGCCAGTGGTTAGCCCAGCACTCATTCAGCAACTGACGCAGCTCCAGGCGCAGCAAGCCGCCATCACCGCCGGCCTGAACGCCATGAACGAGGCGCGCTGGCTCGCGGGCGACTTCGGCGCGCAGTCGCTCGAGGCGATCCTGTACGGCTTGAACCCGAACTGGGTCGGTCAGATCAGCGCAAAGGAGCCGCTCTACAACCTGCCCGAGCCGCCGCCTGGCCCCGAGCCGAACATCGTCTGGATTGGCTCGCCGAACCACTACAACGGGCGCTACGGCTATGCCGTGGTGGCGCTCGTCATTCATACGATGGCCGGCACGCTCGAGTCATGTGATGCGTGGTTCAACAACCCGAGCTCGCAGGTGTCGAGCCACTACGGCATCGGCCTCGGCGGCGAACAGCACCAATATGTCAAATTGTCTGACGGAAGTTGGGCGAACGGAATACTCGAGCCGGGCAATGAGTGGGTCGAGATTGTCGGCAACAGCGCCAATCCGAACTACCAGACGGTGACAGTCGAAACGGAAGACAACGGCTCGGGCGCCACGCCGGTCAGCCAGGAGCAGTATGACGGCACGCTCGCCGTGTGCCGTGTGGCGCTACAGACCTATCCGTCGATCAAGTACCTGTTCGGCCACAACATCGTCTCACCCCAGTCGCGCAGTCAGTGCTGCGGCAATCGCTGGTGGCAGAGCGGACGTTTCGATGATCTGGCCGCGGCGCTCGAGCTCGAAGCGTACTGGTGATGCGGTGCGTATGGTGCCGCTCACCATCTGGCACGGCGACCTGGCTGCCTCGTACGAGCTCGCAGCGGCGGTCCAGCGCAACTGTTCGTGCGCGGACGGGTATTGCGCCGCTCACCAGGCCATGCTCTGTCAGCGCTTCGTGGACGGCATCCTGTTCGCACGACGAGGCCGCGTTGGTCTGGCAGGACGTGACGCCGCGCTACGAGGTCCTGGTGACAGCTCGTGTGTCGCAGTCGGTCAGCCTGTCGAGCACGGGCACGGGCGGTACGGCGCGCGAGTTCGTCGTCGTTGGGCGCTCGCGCGACTTCGTCGCTGCTGATCGTTCGCACGTCTTCGCCGCGCGCCGCCGCGGCGCTCGATTCACCGTGGAGGTGCGCTGAGATGGCCTGTTCGCAAGTCATGGTTTCGCCGAAAATTTTTCTGATGGGCAGCCAGGAAACGCTGCCGCTCACGTTCGATGCCACGCAGCTCCTGGACGTCGGCGAGAGCATCGCCTGGGCGCAGGCATCGCTCACTCAGATCGACAACGGCGCCGACTACTCGGCGATCGGGCTGCTCGGGACGGTCGCGGTGGCCGGCACCGACGTCACGGCAACGGTCACGAGCCTGCTGCCGCGGAAGCGCTATCGATTGGTCATCCAGTTCGAGGTGGCGGCCAACAAAGTATGGGCGCCCTACCTGTTGATCGAGTGTCCAGAATAAGGAGGGGGCATGACCGGCTCGTGGATCGATGACCGCGCGTGGGACGCGACGGGCATCCCGTGCAACACGGACTCGCCCATCTTCCAGCTGTGGCGCCAGCTGCGCAGCGAGGGCAAGCCGATTGGCCTACCAGTCACCGGCGAGATCGAGACCCCGGTCGGACTCCAGATGGCGTTCAGCAGCGGCGTCGTGCTGGGGTGGTCCGAGGAAGAGGGCGCCTACGTGGCCAGCGACGCCTGATGGCCACCGCCACACCGCTGCTGTGGACGAGTCCCGGTCTGCTGGCACCCGAGCCGCCGCGGCCGATCCCGCCGCCGCCACCCCGGCCGAACGTCGTCTGGATCGGCAGCCCGAACTGCTCGCGCGGCCGCGCAGGCATGACCGTGATCGCCCTGGTCGTGCACACCATGGCCGGCAGCTTGCGCAGCTGCGACGCCTGGTTCTCTAACCCCGCGGCGCAGGTGAGTTCGCAGTACGGCATCGGACTCGAGGGTCAGATCCACCAGTACGTACAGCTCGGCGACACTGCCTGGGCCAACGGCATCCTGGAGTCGGGCAACTCCTGGCCGGGCTTGCCCTACAACGTCAACCAACAGACGGTCTCGATCGAGACCGAGGACCTGGGCTCGGGCGCCACGCCGGTGAGCAACGCCCAGTACGCCTCGACGCTGGCCGTGTGCCAGCTCGCGTTGCGCACCTTTCCGAGCATCACGTGGTTGCTCGGCCACCACTGCATCAGCCCGAGCTCGCGGCCGAGTTGCCCCGGTGCCCGGTGGCGCGACAGCGGGCGATTCACCAATCTCGCGGTCGCGCTTGGGCTCGAGCCCATGTACTGAACCCAGGAAGGACGCCGACGCCAATGACCCTTGCCATGCCCGCAATCACTGTTGGCTGGGTGATCGCCCTGGTCATATTGATCCTGACCGTCGTCTTCATCGCCGTCGGCCAGGTGCCGCTGCTGCTAGGCGGGCTGATCGCGGGAGTCGCCCTCGCGCGGCTGCTGTGACAGCTAGCTTGTCATGGACGAGGAGCGCGAGCGTGTACCAGGCGACGAGCGCGACTCGGGCATGACCATCGACTTCACTCTGAGCATCGGCTATCGTCGCCGTCGCCCGAACACACTCGGCGATCGTGTTGAGCAGCGGATCGACAGCCTGGGGCTGTTGTTCGTGGGCGCGCTCGTCGCCGTAGCGATCATCCTGATCGTGCTGCCGCGGCTGCTCGCGTGGATCGGCAGCTTGTGACCGCTATGGCTTCGCCAATTCGAGGTACTGCGCTCGAGACAGTTCGCAACTTATGAGCGCGTCGAGCTCGGATGCCTTGGCCAACTTGAGCTCACGCTTGATGGAGCTCGCCATCTGGTCGCTCAGCGACGTGCTGTCACGCCAGCTATGCGACAAGCGTGTCCGCGCCACGAGATTGCCTTCATCATCGAAGACCTCGAATCGAACGTGATGCCCTGCCCGTACTTGCGTGGCCTGAAGTTTGGTCGTCAGGCAGGAACGGAGCGCCCCCGTCTTAAGCGTCGGCATCCAGGAGTACGAGTACGCTGTCCAGCACCTCGCGCTCACGCTTCAAGCGCGCCGAAATGCGATCGCCGAGCTCGGTCATCCGCTCGTAATGCTCCAGAATTTCGTCACGAAGGCCTGTGATCGCCTCGGCGACAGTATCCCCGAAGGCGTGAATTCCCAGGTCTTCCTGTTCCGCCACAAATTCCGCACCCTCAATGAACACGAGAACGAGCACTGGTTTCTTCAACCAGTACCGCGCGGAGAGTTGACCCTGGATCAGGTAGTGGCGTTGAAAGTCGGCGAGCGACGACTGGTTGACCAGGGCAGGAGCACTCGTCGTCGTCGGGCTGATGCGGATTGGCGTCGGAAGATACACCCTGTCAGTGCTGTGCACACTGGGTGGCCCGGCGGCAGCTGGTACTGCGGTGGAGGCAGAACGATCGATCATCGTCACCAGTCCTCCTCGATCTCCAGCTGCTTATACAGCTCGGCGGGCAACGAGATTTTGCCCATCGCTTCCTCGTAGGCGCGGACGTTTTTGACCATCACCTTCGCCATCGCTTTGGCATGCTGCGGGCTCATGTGGACACGCACGCGCGGGATTGGGGGAACCTGACCTTTGAAGCCCGGCGGTGGCGGCTGGATGACTCCGAACTCAAGAGTCACACCCCACGCGTTGATGAAGAACTGCACGGAGTCGGCGTAGGTGTCGGACACCGCCTTTTGCTCGATGATCGAGAACCCTCGGCCGTCCCCGTTCCCTTCGCTCATGGTTTGCTGGTCTCCCTCACGTCCTCAGGAGCAGCCAGTATGGCAGTCCGCCGGTGTCCGCCGCGAGTTGAACATGCGTGCGATACGAACCAGCTCTAGTGCTTACTCGGTTGGCGGCACGTAGCACATTTCGGCTGGGGTAAAGCCATGATTCACCACCCACCA